TCTAAATCTCATGCCACTTCTATTACAAATATCAATGGTGATATAGAGAAGTTACACACTAAAGATACCGCACAAGATAAGTTAGTTACTGACTTAACTGGTAGAGTTGCTACATTAGAGAGTTCAAATGCACAACTTACTAGAGCATTAAAAGAATTAACAGCTAGAGTTGTAGCTTTAGAAACTAAACCATAATAAAATGGTATAATTAAGATAACACTTATTACACAGGTGTTGTCTTTTTTAATGCTTACATTAATACCTGAGAATAAGAATAAGTAGGTGAGATAATGGGTATCAGTAATGGGGCAAGTGTGTTACATCGTGTAGCTTTAGAAATAAACGGTGTTTTCTACTATTTTAAAATTAATCCCCAAAATATTATAGAAACTTTTCCTGCACGGAATGTGTTTACTAAAACAGAAGGTGACCCTTATATGCAAGGATTTGGGTCAGGAATTCATACTATCCAGATATCTGGTAACACTGGTTGGGGTCATGGTAATGAAGGGTACAATAAGTATGTAGAATTAAAAAATATTTTAATGAACTACAATAATAACAATGAATATGGATTAGGTAATGTTGGTAATTTCTTCTACCATGATTTTACAAACGGTTATAGCTGGCAAGTAGAACTTAACGCAGAAGGGTTTAAGTTTACACAGTCAGTTGATAGACCATTATTATATGACTTTGATATAGCAATGGTTGTTATCAAACCAGCTAGTTCACCTGCTAGAGCTGAGATGAGTTATACAGCTACAGGGAACGCAAACCCTAGTCTGCAAACACGCTCGGTCTTAGCACCCTTAAATATGAAATATACAAAACAAATGTCATTTAATACAGCAGGGTTATCTAGTCAACCATATTCAGAAGAGTGGAATAGCTTAACCAGTAGACCAGATATGATAACGTCTAGTAATGGTTCTATATTTAATCCACGAGTATCTGAAACAGCAGGGTTATTCGGTTCAATTAGCCTAAAGAAAGTTATGGGGGTATAATTATGGATTATCCAATTGAATATTGTAATTTATTGTCATCCATTCAGATTGATGCTGTTAAGCATACATTAATTATGGATGAGGTAGCAATGAATATTGATATAAAAGACTACGAGACTCCCTATGAGTATAATTTGTTATTATCAAGTTTAGCTTATAAATTTAGCTCACTAATAAAAACTTTTAATCCAAAGTTAGCAATGCTTGACTCTGAAAGCATATACTACCAAGTCGTAAATACAAGTCTTCCTAATAAACATTACGGTATATACATTCTAATAAAGGGAATATATTTAGAGACATTAGCAATTAATTATGCAAATGATAAGGATAACTCTTTATTTGATTCCTTATCAATCGAAGATATTAAACGAGTACGGAATAACATAGAATATGTATGTGATTGGTTGGGCTCTTATCGGGAATATCGTAAGTTGATTGAATATTTTAGAACGGCTGACCTTAGCTTAGGCTATATACAAAATAGCTTAGATGTTTTACTGAATGGGGTGGATAAACTAAATGGCATATTATAAAACATATATCCTTCAAGATGGGGATACTTTACAAATGATAGCCCAGATAGAATTAGGTAGTGTTGATAAGTGGCGAGATATCGTTGATATAAACGATTTAGTCTATCCATATATAGTAAAGACTAGTCAAGAAAAGCTAGTTAACCCAGAACATTTAATAACTTATGGAGATGCTGTTAAACTACCTGTTGCAAATAGTATTACTGATTTAGTAATAGATGATTTTAATAAGGTTGACCAACAGTATATCTATGATACGGCTTTAGGGGTAGACATTGCTATGGAGATTCAGTCAGAATTAGGACTAGATGACCAGATTGCTTATCTTAAAGAAAACTCGAGCACAGGTGGACTAATGGCATTTGGTGGGATATCTAATCTACAGCAATCTCTTACTATGCGATTACTTACTCGACAAGGGTCTTTATTAAGGCACCCAAACTATGGCACAAAGTTATTAGATTATATCGGGGAAACCGTTAATTCAGATAACTTATCACTAGCTCAAGACGAAATTATACGAACATGTAAAACAGATGAACGTGTATCAGCAGTAAAAATAATAGATTATGCAGTACAACAAGGTAACGATATGTGCTTCACAGTAGAGATAACACCTATAAATGCTGATAAGGCATTTAACATATTTATTACACGTGCCCAAGATGGCACAATAAAAGTACGATAGGGGGAATAATAATTGGCAGGATTTAGATTCAAAAAAGCAAGTGAGATAATATCTAGCTTAACTGATACGACATTAGTAAATACTAATAAAGTAAATGATTTTACAGAAGGCTCAATTCTTAAAACACTATATGAAGCCTTTGCAACAGAACTAGAAACATACTATTATCTAACTACGGAAAATATTAAAGCAGGGGTCTATGGTAGTATCTATGAAGCCTTTGGGTTTGAACGACAACAAGCTAAAAAAGCCTATGGCGATATTACTGTTTACTTTTCTAGCGCTTTAGCATATGATTATACTATACCAAAAGGTGCTAAGGTTACAAGCTCTAATACAGCATACGACCAAGTGTATGAAACTTTAGATGAATACACTGTTCCAGCAGGTAGAACCAGTGCTAGATTCCCAGTGTACTGTACAACATCAGGTATTCATGGTAATATTATTAGTGGTGTTTTAGATACTATTACTAATATTTCAAATATACAGCTAGTAACTAACCAGCAGGCTTTTCAAACAGGTAAAGATGTTGAGACATTAGAAAATGTTCGAATTCGTTTTCGTCAATATATTCAATCTTTACAACGAGGGACTGTTCAGGCAATTGAATATGGTGCTAAAACTGTTGATGGTGTAGAGGGTGCCTATGTAGATGAATCTGTTGGCTATGTAAAAGTATATGTGCATGATGCTAATGGTGACTTACCAAGTGACTTATATCAGCGAGTTACTGATACTATTTTAGGAACAGAGACTCAGACTGGCTATGCGCCTGCGGGTGTGTTGACACGAGTATTTCCTGTGCATAAGTCTTTAGTAAATCTTTATATAGACTTAGTAGTACCTGAGACAGCATTACAAACAAAGGAATTTTCTGAAAATGTTAGAACAAGACTTACTGGCTATATTAATTCATTTGGTGTTAAAGATTCCATCTATGTTTCTGATATTATCCAACAGGTAATGGATACGAATGATTCAGGGGTCAAAGATACTGTAGTTAACTTAAATGTATTCCCTGCCTCAGATTTACGTTCTGGGGTACGAGTAACCAACTCAAATTCTATCCAGTTAGGTAAGTATAGAGTACCCAAGAGTAGACTACAATATTTAGACCTATCTCATGATGAGAGTTACTTACAAACACCAACGGGTGATAGAGATGGTACACAGGAATCCCCATTACATGCAATTGGCTCAGACACTGCTATTGACACGGGTAATATTATTGATATTCCTGATAAAGCTGTTAATTCTGCTGATGACGTTATTAATGATGATGATGCTGGTATTCATATTTCACGTAAGTATGCAACAAAGCCTAATGAAATACTAAAAGTAAATGAAATAATTGTGACCTTCATAACAGAAAACGAAAGGTAGGTGTAGGGTTTGTCAATTAAAGACTATTTACACCCCTTATGGAAAAAATCTCTAGAGCTGTCTAATAACCCTAGTAAAACTAATGTACTAAATAATGCTATCTTAATGGCAGTTAACACAGAATTATCTGCTACTGAACAGGAGACTATCAAGAGCAAAATGGAATCCTATCTGGATTCAGCAACGGGGGAATGGTTAGACTTTTGGGGTAGCTGGTTTGGGGTTAAACGTAAGCCATCATGGAATGATGAAGAGTATCGGGAGCATATTAAACATCATGTTATACATGCTAGAGATACAGTACAGGCTATTAGAGAGGCACTCGCTGAGTTTTTAGAAACTAACAAATCAAATATTAAAATATATGAACCCTATAATGATATTTTTATTACTAACTACTCTAATCTTAATGGTAGTGCCCATTTAATGGGTGGCTATTACTATTATTGTATTATAGATATTAGAATATCTGTACCATTCGATATGGGTGTTGCGGACATTATTAATTGGTTTAGACCCGCGGGTGTTATCTGGCTAGTAACCTTTGACTCGGGTGTCAGTCCTGATGCTGAAATTATTGATATGTCACCTACTAACACGGAGTTTTTTGGACACCAAGCAGACATAACTTATTGGCAGGGTTTTGATAAGACTATTAATCAAACACTTACGCCTAATTACTCTTATGGGGACACAGCATTAAAACTATTTTACTTGAATAAATCAGACCTGAATACAACTGACGTTTTAGCGGGGGATGCTCATGGTGGGCGAACCAGTTATAACTACATTGGATATTCACATACACTATATGATATGGGTGATATCTTAAGTATTACAGATATTATAAAGGAAACAGTATCCGTAGATGAAGGACAGTACCAATTATTAAAGAGTCCTGATGATAGTACGTTAGACTTAACTATTTCCAATAAGCTTTATGATAAAGAAACTACTGCTAATACAAACCACCACTATACTTACTTTGCCCTTGATTTACGTAGCTTTTTCTTTGATACTTATGCTTCCAAAGCAGAGGTAGATGAGGCTATAGGAGAGGCAAACAATAATGATAAGTACAATGCCTATATGGGTAATTACTTTAATACAGTTAGCTTAGCTTACCGACTAAAAGCTTATGTATCAACAGTTAATAAAATGAAGACAAAGATTAAATTTTATAACTTTAACCTTAAACTTTGGGTTGACTATGAAAACTTAGATGTTGACAATTCACTTAGAGAAAGTACACTTCATTTTGCAGGTGGCTTTGAAGCAGGTCTTTCTAAGTCA